CCGTGTTATCGAACGGATGAAAAGCTATTATACATCTACACAGCGGATGGATGGGTGGAAGCGTCACAGATCGGATCAATACCAAATGAGGTTAAGGTAGCTCGTGGAATACAAAATAGTCTAAATTCACGACTTTCGGTGTCGCTAAACGATGACGGTTCGCTGAAAAGCCCAGCAACAGCAAACGTTAGCGAATGGAAAGAAACTGGACTTGCCGTTACTCGTGTGGACGGCACATCGTTTGAAGTAGATACCGACCAGACAGCGATATTTACTAAATACCGGAAATTAAAAGTAAACACTGAGTCATCACATGTCATCATGCACGTTACTGATACAATATATGACAGCATAAACGATAAAACCATTGTCTATGTATCAGAATTTTTACCAGCGACTATTACAAGTGTTGATTATGGGCTTGTACAAAATTCAGTCCCTGCACAATATGTAGTTGGGCCAGGCACATCTACTGACGGTGGTTTTGCTGTATTCGACGGCACAGACGGTAAAACATTAAAAGTTGCTGGCTCTAAGTTGTCATCGTGCTACGAGCGTGGCAGCATCCCATCTATTAAAGGCACATTGACCGCAGCAGATAGATACACTTGGGTAAGTCCAGCTGGCGGGCTTAACGTTGGTATCAATGGGAACATATATACGCTTACAGGACAAGTAGAGCTTAACTTGAGCAACAGCACAAGCTGGGATAGCATATCACCCGACTACACTATAGCTGCAAACCGTGCTGGTAAGGATTTCTACGTGTACGCTTGCCAACCACAAGATGGATATGCTCCAGTCCTTATTCTTTCAGCCAATTCAACATATCCTACAGGTTATACAGCTGACACGAGTAGAAAAATAGGCGGCTTCCATTGTTTGTGTTTAAGCGTAGGCACTATTAGCGGACATCCTCTTTCTGGCTTTGTAACCGGGGACATCTTACCTTTATCCGTGTGGGACCTATTACATCGTCCTAAGACAGCATCTCCCGAAGGTATGGTGTGGTGCCCATCTGCAAACATCTGGGTTGACATTTATTTGCAATCGGGGACAGGATCAACTACAGCATCGGCGTATGGTGCAACAATTACTGATACCCGTACATGGATGGACCACGTAGACGATTTGGCAGCTGTAAATAAGCGGCTGCTTGATGACGGCGAATTTCAGGTCATTGCTGCAGGCGGAAATGAGGAAACAAACATAGCAGGCTCCTCAGATCCTGGTACAACTGGAGGGCATGTGGACACCGCAGGCAGACGTATAATTTCTTTTGTTGGGTGTGAAGACTGCGCGGGCGTTATGTATCAATGGCTTAGCGATCAATCATATCGTTATGATGGGACAACATCATTTGGTTGGTATGACTTGCCAGGTGGAAAAGGTGATATTTATATTCAAGGGAATAATGCTGATGTGAAGCTTCGCGCGGGCGGTGATTGGGCTCCTGGTGCGGATTGCGGCTCGCGTTGTCGGGGTGCGTATAGCTATCGCTGGCATGCGGGTTCGCATTGCGGGGCTCGGGGGGCGGCGGAGCCGATGTAATTTTGATTTATATTTTTGGTTTTGTGGTCTCCACCTTAGCTTCACGCAGGCAGTAATTGGGATCATGGTACGAATTGCGGCTCACGTTGTCAGAATGCGAATAACTATCGCTGGAATACGAATTCGAATAACGGGGCTCGGGGGGCAGCAGATACATGGCGGTGTTGTCATAACTCCCATGGCTGGATCGCAAGACCATTCCTGCATTTGCAGGAAAAATACAAAGCGGGAGGGTTGCCGTGGCTAGTAGTAACGGCGAACGTCACGGCGACCAAATTACCGAAATTACTGGAGGTGATTTTATAAAAAGACATGGCGATTTATTCAAGAATATTGTTGATCTAGAAAATATATACGCAGCTTATAGGAACGCACGACGTGGCAAGGGTTGGCAAAATACAGTAAAAAGATTTGAAGAAAACCTAGATAAAAATCTTATTTCTATCCAACATAGCCTTATAGACCATACATTTACTACAGCATCTTATCGTAGCAAAACAATTTACGAACCTAAACAACGAGAAATTTACATTTTACCCTTCGCTCCAGATAGAATTGTTCAACATGCGTTAATGCTTGTTATTGAACCTATTTGGGAATCATTGTTTATAGATACTTCTTTTGCTTGTAGAAAAGGTAAGGGTATTCATGCAGGATCACTAAAAACAATGGAATACGTAAGACGAAATAAATACTGTTTGAAGTGTGATATATCAAAGTTCTATCCAAGTGTGAGACATGATATTTTATCTGACCTTGTAAGACGTAAAATAAAATGTCCAGAAACATTATGGTTATTAGATGACATTATAAATAGCTTCCCAGGAGAGACGAATGTACCCATAGGAAATTATACAAGTCAATGGTTCGGAAATCTTTATTTGAATGAGCTTGATATGTTTGTAAAACACATCTTGAAATGTAGAGACTATCTCCGATATTGCGATGATTTTTGTTTATTCGCTGATAACAAAAAATACTTGAATTATTGTGCAAAACAAATTGAAGAATATCTATGGAAAAGATTGCGATTGATGTATTCAAAATGTCGATTATTCCCAGTATCTTTGGGCGTTGATTTTTTAGGGTATCGCCATTTCCCAGAATATATTCTGTTACGCAAAAGTACAGCTAAAAGAGTTAAGAAACGTTTGAAACGTTTACCTAAGCTATTGCAAAGGGGGTGTATTACAACAGAACAATTTCGGTCTTCCATTGCTTCAACTATGGGATGGTTGAAATGGGCGAAAACCAAAAATTTTCAGATGGCAATTGAATTAGAGAAATTGTGGGAGGTCGCAAATGGAACGGTTTCATGAATTCGCTGAAGAATCCGGCCCCTTGGATGGAGATAAAATTCGTATTGATGATGTGCTTAATAAAGAATTGATTGTAGCTGGGTACAGGATAAAGGAGAGCAAATATCCTAAAAGCGGATCCAAGTGCCTGATGTTACAAGTTGTTCTTAATGACAAGAAACACGTGCTTTTTACAGGATCTGCTGTATTATTAGAACAGGTTGAGAAATATCAAGACCATTTGCCATTCATAGCAACAATACGAAAGATTGATAGATATTATACATTAACCTAGGGGGTGTTTATTTTGAGGGGATTCCCCAAACATATTAACACAAAACAAGATGTTGAAGTTTTACTAAACATGTATCCAGAAGAAACAAAAGCATTCTTACAAAAGTGTATCGAGGAGAGTGAGAACTGGATCAACCCTGTAAGGCTTAATGATGGTGATATTGGAGTGGAAGACACTACCCACTGTGTCAGAGTTGACGAGAATGGCGATCGTTACCAGCTTACATGGGGATTCGATCCTGGTTGCAAGCTTGCAAGGCTTGGCATTACCGTGGAAGAAGCGGAGGCGATGATAAATGATACCGAGACAGCCTAGCCCGCACCATGTATGGGACGGTAAGAAGTGGGTTCTAAATCTTGAACAATTTAAGGCTGAGAAAATAGCAGAATTAGCCAATGTTCGTTGGCAAGAGGAAACAGGAGGATATATCTATAAAGGTCATGAATTTCACAGTGACCGTGAGTCTCAANACAGGGTATTCCAAGCATACATGGCAAGTTTAAGCGATNCTAATTTTACCGTAACGTGGAAAACAAAAACAGGATGGCTTGAGATGACTGCCAATGATTTCATTACACTTTACAATGAATTTCAAACGTTCTTGCAAGGACTGTACCAGAAAGAAAAAGTCCTACAAGAACAGGTTGAAGCAGCAACCACAATAGAAGAGCTAGAAATAATAAAATGGTAATTATAAAGTTACAAACAGAAGAAGGTGATACTAAATGGCTAAAGCAGCAGGAGTTGTACCAGTAACTATAAATATAAAGATACCGCAAGGAGCGACGTTCATCGAGCGATATTTTTTTCTTGACTCATATGACAATCCGATGCCGCACCTAGAAACCGCAACTGTGCTGTGTCAGGTTCGTGTGCTTCCAGCGGATTTAAGCGATGAAATCG